TGAGCAGATCCCATAAATAAGTTCCTACACTTCGATGATTGCCATCTGCTGTGTAGATCATTCTAAAATCAGATGCAATCATTTCAGAGTATGTTGTGCCGTTTAGTGGTGCGATTCTTGGTTTACCAGCATTTTGAATGATCCAACCTTGCTTGTATTCGCTGTGTTGTAAGTACAACTTATCTGCATAAAACTTAGTATAATCTTCAACGTCTTCATTCGTGCTGTTGTAGATTTCAATACCACTAAATGTCCTGTTACCACTATTTTCAGTTCCATCACGGTTTGATCCAATAATGGTTTTTGAAAATCTGTTTCCGTTTTCTATATGCGTTCCATACCTGATAAATTGGGTTGGGAAATTGTTGAAGACTCGCCTGATAACTGCTGTGTCGGTCAACATATTTAGTGCACTCTTATCTAAATCAAACACCAGTGCTCCAGTATTTGATTCCAGTCTTCCGCCTTGGATTCTTTCCGCAGCGACCTTGATAGAATTCAGCTCAGTAATAAAGGCTTTCTGTGATATCAATTCCCGGATGAATGCTTGATTTGACACAAGCTTGTTAATCATTGCAGAATCCACAAGCAATTTATCAGCAGTAACTGCGTTGGAAGCGAGGATTTGAGTAGTAACTGATCCAGATTCCATGTGACCGGTTCGAACGATTTGAGACGCTAGATGCCGGCTTGTGATGGATCCATCAACTACCATGTCACCTTTGACTTTAATCAATTTCGCAATCAAAGCAATAGCTTCTGGTTCTTGCACCAGCAATGAACTGATGGTTCTTCCATTGATGCTCTTGCCTGTACCGAATGAGATCTGACCATCTGTGATGTTGATGTCTGTTTTTTTCAAAACTCCATCGAATTGACTGATGATTGTTGCTACTTGGCCATTGACAGTTTGCTGATAGTTAGCAAAGCGACCATTGATGCTGTCTTTAAAATCGTCTAACTTGTCATTAAGTACAGAGTTTTGACTAGACAATTTTTGGTTAGTCTCATCTGCTTGAGCTTGAAGTTTAGAATCAGTTTCTTTTGCTTGATTTGCGATTCTGGTTGTGAGTGCTTGTTCCTGAGTTGCAAGTTTATTGTTTAGACCTTCTGTGGCATATCTCAAATTGTTCCCGAATTCGGTTGAAAATGTTGAGAATTGACCATCAACAGTTTGCTTGTATTCAGCAAGCTTACTTTCGATTCGTAAATTGATCGAATCAAGAGTATTAGGTCGGTATGGCGGTAATTTTGGACCTTTGACAAGTATTGGCTTTTGGATCCAAAATTCACCATTATTGACAGCATAAATGTAGAATGGAAAGTTTCCACTTCTATCAAATTCAAAATCACGGTCAGCAGTGAAGTGAAATTCAGCTTTTAACCATCTATCTTTTGGGGTGTTCTTGTCCGCAAAATTCTGTCCAAATATACCTTGGTTGTTCGAGTGTTTCTTTAACGTGAATACAAGTCCTTTGTCAACCTCTACTCCAGACTTGATCATATATTCAAAACCTACAGAATAGGTCTCGCCTTTTGCAATTTTGTCAATATACAAAGGGAAGCATGGCCCAAGCCATGTATAGCTAGGAGACCCTGAAATTTTCATCTTGAAAATACCATCTTCAGGCCTTGCAAACCTATTATTATTATTATTATTATTAGAAACAGTGTATTCTTTTAATGTCTCTGATAATCTGACAAGGTTCTCTTGATCAATCTGAGTTCCTAAAGCTTCAATCCTTCTTGTGATTCCCTCAGAATCTTCTATGTACTTATTCTTGGAAATATAATTCTCAGATAGATTCTCACGGATAGTCTTCAGGGTGTTGCTTGTCTGCTCTTCTGTGTAGCGCTTCAACCTTGATTCAAGGATTCCACTCTCTCCTATGTACTGTTCAAGTGCTGTGATTTGAGTTTTAAGCCCTTTTGCTGTACGTTCAAAAGATGCTGAAGCATTTGAGAGAATGGCTTCCTGATCTTCTGGAGCAGGTCCTGCATCTGTTCTGGTAGTGCTTTGTGTTAGTTCTACCTTTTTGAATGAAATCGAACCAGCCTCACTATATCCAATGATGATTCTCCAGAAATCGAACTCATCGCTTTTTTCTAAAACTGGAACATAAATTTTGTACAACTGCCAATCATCAGTCAGTTGAAATTGAGCATAGATTCTTTCTGAATTGTTGCCAGCTTTTCTATTCTCACGCAAGGAAGCCCACATTGTCCCAGACCCACTATTTCTTTTAGCGTAGAATGAAATTGTGTAAGGCTCGCCTTTTTCTAGGTAGTCCAGAGCGGTTGTTTTTGAAGTCGCCCAGCTTGGTGCGGTACTAGAAAATAGCTGTGCCTGTTTCCAAGTGTTAGTATTGCCTGTAATGGTATATATACCATTCTCTGCTGTACCGGTTGAATCACTTGAATTGCCATGAGAAAAAAACCAAAGACCACGAGTGAAATCATAGTCTTCGGCGTAGTTCCTTGATCCAACTTTCAGACTCGTGAACTCTTCTTTGATGCCATTTATCGTCTGTTCGACATAGGAGCGATCTGCTTTGCCATTTGTGACATTGGTCAGGTCAGAGATGGCTTTTTCTGTGGTTTGTTCAAACCGTGATTGTGCGCCTTGGACTCCTACAAATTGGCTTTGCGTTTGAGCTTTAAAGTCATTGATTAGTTTCTTGATATCTGCATCACTGGTCTTTAATTGATCAGTAGTAGCTTTCAAACCTTGCATCTTGACCTCAATGCCGTTGTACTTAGCCTTGAACTCTTCCACAATTTCATTTTTATTTGCTTGATTTGCTGCAGCGATTTTATCAGTGACTTGAGCTGAGATTTCCTGCTTAACGACTTCAGCTTGTGCTTTGGCTTGCTCAATCCCATCTGTGATTTTAAGTTCCAGATCTTTTGCTTGCTTGTTATACTCAGTATTGGCATTATCTACAAGCTTCTGCACTTTCGCTTCGTATTCAGCATCATAAGACTTCATTTTCTTATCAACGGAGTCGTTGACCATGCCTGAGATAGAGTCTGCTAAAGTTCTTGTTACTTCACCAAATCCAATGCTGACAAGCTTGATGCTCATTGGATTAAACTTGTATTTCGTGATCTTTTTTCGCAAATCTACATTGTAGCCCTCGTGGAAGATGCTCACGATATCAAACATGTGTACTGGTTGATCTGCCTGGCCTACAACATCGATCTCAAGGCTTTCTTCAATCATGTCGCATAGTGTCTCACGGAAATAACGCTTGCCGTAATCCTCAAGCGTCTTTTGATCCACAACATCCTGATCTTGTACTTCCATATCTGCTTCGTAGATATTTTTGTATTTATTGATCAGTGGGCTATCAATGGTCACGGTTAGGATTTGATCTTTCTTACCTTCCTCGTGGGCTTCGATAACCCTTTTAAAATGGATTCGTGTTCTCAGTTCTTTAGTGGATTTTGATTCTTGGAACGACTTCATGTTTTTCTTGTAGGCAAACAATGATTCGTTTTCGATTCCACCGTTTTCTAACAATCGGACACTGTACTTATCCCTGACGAGATCTCCACCCCATTGCCCAACGATGGAGTGCTTGTCTTTGGCCAAGGCTTCCATCGCTGAGATATCTTTAAGATTTAGGGTGTGTTTTGACATCACGTCAGAGAAGAATGTGAATGGTGTTTCTCGTTTAAAACCGGCTACGAGTGCATTCATTACAGTTGCTCCATTAACCCGATCAACATTGATCTTGCTGATGGAATACCCATTTAGTAATGTTGCTACTTGATTGGCATATACAGTGACATATCCGTGTTGCTTTTCGACTTCGAAAATAGTAAAGCACTGCTCTCCATGCAAATCGTCAGCAACTAATTCTGTTTCTGGAGTTAACAATGCCCATTTTGGATCTGAGGTTGGAAATTTAAAGGTGAGTTGATAGGTACTGTTAGCTTCCTGGACAATTTCAGAGCTAAAAGCTTCATTAAGAGGGAAGTTACCCTCTTGCAGATAGATCATACTTTATACCTCCAATTCCCTTTTATTGTGATTTTTGAAACAGTTCCTGAAAC